TTCAACGTGAAGTTGGTCGAGATTGAGAAGCCCCAACTAAACATCCTCGCAGGGGTCCAGCCCTCGTACTTCGCGACGGTGTTCCCGGAAGAAGTCTGGGCAACGGGACTTGCGCGGAGGATTGTGATGGTTTACTCAGCCGAACGGAGGATACGTGATCCTTTCACTGAGTACCCGGACCCTTTTGTGCTCCGCAAGAGGATCCTCGAAAAGCTCGCCCGCGTCAGTGTCATGTGGGGCGAACTGCGGTGGAGCCCCGAGGCCCGGAAGTACTTCCAGGAATGGGTCCTCGCAGGCGAGCCGCCGGTGCCAACGCATTCGCGGATGATACCTTATAACACCGAACGGGCCCGATTCATCCAAAAGTTGGCCGGCATTTCCGCAGTGTCCCGCAAGATCGACCTCAGCGGGATCGACAAAATCGACATCGAACGGGCACTAGAGTGGCTCTTTGAGATCGAAGGCAAAATGCCCGAGGTTTTCAGGGCTATGCAGGGGAAGAACGACTGGGCTATAGTTGAAGAGCTCTACCACTGGATCGTCGGGGCTTACCGCAAGTCCGCGAAGCCCATTCCCGGCGGCCGCATCATCGAGTTCATCGGCGAGCGCATCACGGCGGACAAGGTCGAACGGACCCTCGCGCTGGCCGTCCGCACCCGAGCGATCGAATGTGTCGACCAAGGAGCGGACCTCTGGAAGCCCCTTGCAAAACAGTTCCGAACAGCGGAGTAAGTGACAGACGCCCCGGCCAAAGTGGCACCATAACCCCCTGGTGGGGGCAAGCCCCCACACCCCCGAAAGGACCTCCCCTACGATGACTGAAGAAACCCGCCAATTACGTGCAGCGGCGATTGCTAAAGCCGACACAAAGATCGAAGGGCTCCGTGACGAGATCACAGCGCTCGAAGGATTGATCGAAGAAATCCAACGCAAGGTACCTCCTGAACTTCCCGACGACCGTGAGTGGCGTCTCTCGCAACTAAGCGAACCCGAGCGCAAGTTGATCAGAGAGGCGACAACGTTGCGAAGCCGAATCGCTGAGAGACTCTTTCATGAGAGTCTCGCACGAATATCCGAAGAACAAGACGAACTTATACGTAGTCTGGAGTACGTGGAGGACCCGCAGTGGAAAGTAGGTACACAACTGCGGATAAAATTCCCCAAAGACTTCAAGGTCGAGCCCAATCCTGCGGACTCAAAAAAGGACTAACCCAGATGCCACCCAACGCAGTGCCGCTTGCACAACTTCCCCTAGCGTTCCAAGTCCCGTCGCTATACGTGAACTGCATTCGGTTCACCTACATTAATGGGGTTTTTCGTGTCACATTCTTCGAACAACAACTCGTCCCGAAGGGCGACGGGACGAACGAGGCAATGGAAATTCTGGTCCCCCGGACGTCCGTCACGATGGTCCCGGCGGTCGTATCGGACTTCCTGCGGGAGTTCGGCGGCTTCTTCAACCGCGTCGCGGAGGGAGTCCGCGAAAGCGCCGCGACGGTGATGCCGGAAACCGAAGGTGGGAGGATGCAATGATCATCATCCTCGCATTCGTCGCAGTCCCCTATATCGCGAAGGGACTCATTCTTTGGTATCTGGTTGGCTCAATAGCGGCGATACCGCGGCAGCGCCGGATGCTGGGATCTTCAACCCGCGGGGGTTCTTCACAATCGACCCGATACCGCGTAGCACCGTAGGCGCAACTGCCGAAGTCACGGCGGCTGCGTAAGGTCCCATCAGCGGGGTTCCTGTGTGAGTAGCGTTGTAAGACTCCAGTAGGTTTCCAAGCATAAACCCCGCACCACCCCAAGTCGAAGTCTCAGCGTAGTGTGAGGTTTTCTTGGTCTCAGCAAGCAACGCAGACGTCTCCGGCGAAGCAGAACTAAGCGCCAGACGGTCAAACGGATTTGGCACCAACGCCTTCGCGGCGTCGGGATTTGTTTTAAGGAGCTTCAAAAATCCGGACGGATTCTGTCTCAAATACGCCGCACCGATTTCATCCGCCACTGGCGAAAGTTGCTTCCGAATCGTCGCAATGTCCCCAGAGTCTTTGGCCATCCGGCCCCAGAGGCTCGACACAACCTCGCCAGGCTTCGCGGTATCTTTGATCGGGTTATCGTCGTTGGAGAACTTGCTAAGTTTTGCGCCATCGGCGTAATACTGCGACGCTGCGGTGTTGTAAGCGTTAAACTCCGGCAGGGCACCGTAGTTCTTCGCGGTGTTGCCTAGGTCCGCCGTAAGGCCCTTATAGAGCGCGTCAACTTGCACGGCCTCGGAACCCTTGAAAACCCCTCGCGAAGTCATCTCGCCGATGTATGACCGAAGCGCCATGACATCTTTGATCGGGGCCTTGAAGCCCGTGATAGTGCCCTGGGGGATCTCAAACTTCGGAGGCTCCCACATTGGCGGCAAGGCAGGGCCGACCGCCCGAGCGCCAGTGTCCGAAGGCCCTGGCACAGTTTGGAGGCCCTGCAACGTGTCTGCTCGGGTCGGCGTCGTTGGCCCATAAGGCGGCATCGGACCGCCAGTCATCTGGGGCGGAACTTCGTTCACGGGGCCGGCGGACTTGACCCCGCCAGGAACTTCCGCCTTGGACGGATACTCCACAATGGGGTTGTTCTTTACCGCAAGGCGGTCCAGCAACGACTTCACCCTCGGAGGCATGTTATCGCCAAAGACTTCGGGAAACCCCCCCGAACCTCCGAAAATCCCCAACTTCGAATTCAACGAAGCCGCGATTTTCATCGTCTCAGACATATCCGCCGTCGCAGTGTCGAGCGGGATTTTCCCGAAGAGTTTATCCCCGATAACATCGCCGTCTGGCGTGATTGGCCCCCGAGTGATCCCTTTGAGGGCCTCGATCTTGTCTGGCAGTGCTGCCCGCCAATCCCGAGTTGCTTGCTGCGCGATGTCGCCAGCGTGCTCAGCAGTCTCAGAAGACCCCAACTTCGCTGCGACAGTTTCGAAGGGATTAGCCCCCGCGAATCGATGCGCCGCAATTGCGGCAACCATTCCGGTGGCGATTTCGAGGCCCTGACGAATCGACGGCGGGGCGTCCTTTAACCCAAGCTGGTCTGCTCCTTCCGCGGCGACCCCTGGAATGGCTCCCAGAATCCCTGCTTGGCGCAACAGTGCCGGAACTTCGCTAAGAAGTTCCTTCCCGGAGCCCTCCAGGATCGCCGGGATATCACCAGCTCCCCCTAACTCAAGCGCGGTAGCGGTGCCCCCGAGCCCAGCCGTTGCAAGATGCTCTAGGGCCCCCTGTGGCTCGGCAACTTTGCCGAGGTTCATCTGAGGGATTTCGGGAATTTGTATAGGCTTCCACGGTTCACCGCCAATGCTGCCCCCCATAAGCCCCCCGGACTGATTAAGCCAGTTGAAACCACCAATTGCAGTGTTTGGAACGCTCGTTAATGCGTTTGTTACAGTTTGTAGGCCCATCGCTGGGTAGTGTTCGTACCACGGAGCCGACGCGATCGCAGGAGCACCTTGGGGGCCATTCTGGAGGGCCTTCATAACGTCGTCATTCGTGGCGTCTGGTGGAGCTTCGCCAGTTCCACCAGCTCGGGCCTTCCATCCCTGTGGACCACTCTGGAGCGCACTCCATATGTCGTCGGATGACGCTGGGGGGTCCATCCCGCTCATAGGGGGTTCAGTCATTTAACAATACTCCCCTCGCCGGAGGGCTTAAACCCTCCTGATTTCAAGGCTTTGAACTGGTTGTCGGTGATCCAGCCCTTATCATGCGCGATTGTGGCAGCGGTTTCCAATGGTGCTTCTTTGCCAGACGTCAGCAACCCATCGTGGAAATCGCGGAGGAACGCAGCGTGGGACGTATACCCGTTGGGGCCAATGCCGTGAGTCCCTAACACGGCATCCATTACCTTCTCAGGAGGATGTTCTTTCAGATACTCTGCGGCGGCATTCGTGAGGTCCCCGCCAGTTCGTGACATCCAATCACGTTCGAATTGCTGCTTTTGAAGCAACCAGTTTCCGGTTGCCTGCATTACCTCGCCGACGACGACGTTGCCCAGCGGCGTTTTATCCATATTTGGAACGCTATTGTAGCCCATTTGGAGGGTTCCTAATGCCTCGCGGCTTTGTCCTGTCGCTAGCGATACAACCTGGAACGCCAACTGATGTGCATTCTTGGATTCTGCGTCAGACGCTGCCATCTTTACAGGGTCCACTGGAGGTGGAGCACCAGGGTTAAATACGGCATAAAATGTATTGACCGCGTTAGCCAACATAGCACGTGACTCACCTGCGAATCCCGGCGTAAGTACCCCACCACCCTTCGAGGTGGTTCGGAACTCATCAAGCATGTTTCCGATTGTTGCATTGGATTGGGCGACTTGTTCGTAGCGGGGCTGGTCTGTTTGCCACTGCTTCGCGGCTTCGTTCGCGACCGCTTCAGCTTGCGTTGACTGAAACGCCTTGGTCCCTGTGAGGTTCGTTTTGAACTGCGGCGGAAGCGCAGAATCCGGTGCAAACAGGGGCGATCCGTCCAGAGCCTTCGTCGCCGGCGGCGCAGTCGTGAGAGGACTTCCCACTGGCACTAGCGGCGGAGAAGTCTGCCCCGGCACTCCACCAATAAGACTAACACCACCTCCCGGCATCACTACCGTTTGCGGTTTCACAGTATCTACGTTGCTGTAAGCTGTATCTAATGGTACCCCAAACGCAGCCCCGATACGTGCCGCACGGGCTTTTTGTGCTGCCTTCGCAGCATCAGGATCTGTTGGAAGCCCATCGTTAAGACTAGCTTTCATTCCATCATATGCTGGTTGCAAGGATTTCTGAACATCAGGCGGATAGCTCTTCATTACCGAACCGAGCAAAGTATCCAACAACTTTGGATCACCTCCCGATGCGTTAAGTGCTTGGGCAAGAGGACCAAGACCGTTGTTAATCATTCGTTCGCGAGCTTCCGCAATCTCAACTTGGTTCTTCTGTACCCCGCTTATGTTACTGATCTCGGGAGTGACAAATACCGAATATGGTTGCTGCTGCGCTCGTTTAGTTTGTTCTTCAGGTGAAAGTCCCTGCGCACTCCAAACCGCAAGATCTTCGCCAAGTTGGTGCCTCGCAGACATCTGCTGCTGGAACAGCACATTAGTGTTCTGTCGGTTCCGCATCTCAGCAAGGTCGCTCATCAGGCCAACCGCACCAGCAGCTCCCATCGGAGCCGGGCCGAGATTCGTATCAATTGTGGGGTTTGCGCCATCGACCATCGTGGCAGGGCCTTCTACAGGAGGGGGGCGAAGCCCGAGCGAACTTCGCCGCGGTTACTGGAGCAACGCCGGCGCCGGAGTATTCGGCTGCGGGACGACAGAGCCTCCGCTGGCAAGCGCCGGGGATGCCGCCCCGGCGTTCGTCGCTCCCGACTTCACGTGCGCCTCGATAAGCCGATGCATCGCTGCAACGCCCAGCTGGTGCTGCGCCAGCGCCAGCGCCGGGCGAAACTGGGCTTCCGCCGGGGCGATGATGCTTTGCTCGGCGTTTCGTAGCCACCCCGCAAGGGGCTCCCCGCTCGGCGGCATTGGGCCGACGCCCGCTTGGGTATTTCCGGCGACCATCGCCGCAAGGGCCTTCGGGTCCGCGCCGTGGGCGACCAAGTCCGCCATCTCATCAAGCACGTCGTCGGACGTCACGGAGTCGCCCTTTGCGACGAGGGCATCGAGGCCCTTGCGGGTCCGAGCGAGCTGAGTTGCGGCCTTTTTCATCGCGTCGTAGCGACCCTGGGCCTGCGAAAGCATCTGAGTCGGCAGCGAAGGTGGCGGCGAGGGGGCCGTCGGCCCAGCTTGCGAAGCCCCCTGCGATGGAACTGCCGGAACCCCCTCTGGAGGAGTCCCGCCTAGTAGAGGAGAATTTGATGCCATCGAACGAAGCTCCTGTTAGGTGAGCGCGTTGGAGCTGGTGGAGTTAGTACCGCTACCGGAGCCCCCTCCCAGAATCCCATAAAGCAGCGCGGAGTTTCCGAGCGAACTTGCCGCGCCAGTGACCCCCGCTGCGGTCGCCGCTGCTCCGGCAGTGGCGAACGAACCGGACTGCGCCGAACCCGTTAGCAGCGCATTTGCGCTCTGGCCCCCTGCGGCGGTGCCGGCTTGTGTGACTGTACTCCCAGCGTTCACGCCTTGCGTCACTTGCCCCGCCAGCATGTTGTAGATTTGTTGGTTCTGCGTCAGATAGTTCGAATACTGTTGCTGGTACGTCGTCGCAGCAAGGCCGCTGGCGTAGTTCGCGAGGGACTTTCCGAGTGGACCCGACGGACCGATCCCCGGCGTCTGTCCGGACCCCACCCCCGCGACTGCGGAGCCCATCCCCTGGGCGGACGAGCCCGCCTGCGTCGCAAGTTCACCTTGCTGAAGCGTGAACTGATACCCAGGGGTCTGCTGGAGCGCGGACAACTGGCCCCCCGGCGTGCTCGCGAACGGGGCCGTCAGAGACGCCGTGAGGGGGTTTCCTCCGGCGTTCGTCCCAGTGAGCCCTTGAAGCTGCGTCAACGCGGACGTTCCGGCGTTGACGAACGGACTCATCATGGCTTTGTTGGAGTCATAAATGCCCTGAATGAGTGCGTTGGAGTTATTCGCCTCAGCAAGCGACGTATTCGCGGCGGACTTTGCCGCGGAAGCCTGCTCGGACCCGGCGTAAATCGAAGCCCCTGCTCCGAGGACCCCTGCTCCAATAGCTGCTGCAGGAAGCGAAATACTGGGCATATTCAGTCCTTTCGTGAAACTCTGAGTCGATAATGTACCGCGACTTCAATTGCCCCTAATGCCGTAAACACTCCTCGCAGTTTAGCGCCACGGCCTACAGGAGGATGGTGCAATTCAATTTCAACGGCCTCTAGCGAGTTATGTCGAATAAGCTCTAGTGATTTCCGTAAAAGCCGCACTCCGAGGGAGTACTTCGTAAATCTCTTAGAGGAATAAAAAGGCCCTTGACGATAAACCGTATGACCTTTGCTTTCCAGATCTACATCGACTATCCATGCCAAGTATGCTCCAATCGCACCATTCACTCTCGCGGTAGTTAGTATAAGTCGTCTTTGTTGTTCAATAGCGCTTAGTATGGCAGTATCCGGCACCGGAGGATTCCGCAGTCCCAACTCGACCGCATGTTCGTCAAATTCCTCCTGCACAAGTCCCGCCGCATCGGGCCAAAATTCGTCCCAATGCTCGACACGAAAATCAATTTGTGGCACAAAGAAGTTCCTCTTTTAACACAACCATCGCAGCAGCTCGCCCAGCAAGTTGCACCAAACGAGCTTGCATATCAACTTGGATGTTTACTTGCGCAAGCATTATATCACGTTCTACGTCAAAAGGAAACTCCGGTAGCAAGTAATTCCAGATCCATTTTCTACATCCATGCTGGCGCAAGTCTACGAAGTCTACTCTTTCAGCAAACCCTTCTGCCTCAATTTCGTTTAGCAACGCTTCACGTTGAAGAAGTTCCAATTTCACATCCAACCCAAACCGCATAAGACTCTGGTGTACTTCCTCAAGTGGTCGCCGAATTGTAAGAAACCTTCCTTGTGGAAACGCGGCGATAATTTGTCTCCATCCTTCCACTGCGCCAGTTTCAATTGTTCCGCGCATTCCATTTGTAAAGTTTTCCGCAAAATCACTAAGCCGATTGCACTCGATTATAGTATCGTGCCCTACTGGATGATCTGGTGCAGTAAGCCAATGCGCAAGCCATGCTGTGCGACTTCGCGGAAGTGCAAATACCACGAACGGCCTCGGCGGCCCCCCGTCAGGTGAGAGTAACATGCCCAACCGCCGCCCCTGTGTTTACATTGTAGAACGTCACAACAGCCGGCGGCCCCGCCGAGGTTTGTTGCGCAAAGACCATGTTCTGCGGGGCCGAATACTGCCCACCCAGCTTCCGCCACAACTGTTGGAACAAATAAAACCACGGCTGGGCAAAAGTAAAAGTGGAGTCCGGGTTCGCAATGTCACTTACAACCCCCTGGTTGAGCGGAATCCCGGCTTGTTGTGCGGCTGCCATCAGCGAAGCTCCCTCAAACCGCCAAAATCTGGGCGTCCAAGAACGCCCCATTCAGAGCCGAAGGCCCTGCAAAGGACCAACTCAACTCAAACACTGGCCACCTTCCGACGCCTAGATTCCGCCACTGTGGCTGGATGCGATAGGACGCTTCGATCGCATCGCCCCTTTGCGTAACGTCGCCCGTAGTTTGGAGGATGTTCTGCCCAAACGTTCGTCCCCGATCGAAACTAACCCGCAGCGCAAGTTCAGGTGGGGCGTTGTTCGGCCCCACAGGACCGTCGCCACACTGGAACTCCGCCATGAAGCCGTTTAGTTTGATGCCCTTGCCGTCCGCCAGAGCCGCGCCCTGTCCCGAGCCACCAAAGCCCCCGCCGACCACCTCGACCTTTGGGAACGTCCGAATGCGTGGAATAGACCGAGCGATGGGACCCTGGCCGTCACCCAAGTCAACATCCGCCGCGAAGTAGTCCGGGGTGACGTTGTAGATGGTGCCGTTCTGCCAGTCCTGCCCCATGTTAACCCCGTTCACCCACGCCATCGCGCTGATGCGAGAACGCCCTAACGTGCCGTCAGGAAACTGAAATGCCTCTTGGTGCCAACCAGTTTCGGGACTCCCTAGCGTCACATCAAACACCCAGGTTTGGTTTCCCGCCGGGAACGTCAGCCCGTAAAACATATGCCCATCCCGCATGAACACAAACCCCACCGCGTCGGAGATTTGTGTCATCTGTTGGATGGCATAAGAGAGCGCATAGTTCGACACGATTTGGGTTTGGTACCCCGACTGGCGGAGCACCATCCCAGCGCCGAGTTCGCTCTGACCAAGCCAAAACACGCCTTTGTCGATAAAGGCGATGCTGTAGGGCGCAATGCAGCCGAACTCGATGTAGGCGCCGGGGAGGATGGCGAAAGGAAACAGCGGATTCCCGGCGTTGTAGTGGATTTCGCCCCGAGTGTTTCCGAGTAGCACAATTTCCCGCTGCGACACAACGAAAGTGTTGATGAAGTCTGGGTAGCCATCCTTTACGCCGACGAGGGTGTTATTGAATGCCAATGCGCCTTGCGTTGTGCAGGCGTATTCGTTCGTCAGCGGATAGTTCCACAGCAAGTAGCCATCCAGAAAGTCGACTCGGGTGGCCCCAAAGAACGCCCCTGTGGGGTCCACAATCTTTGCGAACCCTGTGTTGGTCTGGATGTCCCACGAATAGCCCTGGGCGGAGTTATCAACCAGCAGCGCTTGCACGCCGTTGTCCCGCATGGAACACATATAGGACGAGTTTTCGCTCAACGCTCCGAGGAGTTGCAAGCGATTATTCGGAAGAACCGCGTAGACATTCGTCCCAACAACGCAGTAGCCGTTGTTGTTAGAGGCTCTGAAGATTCCTCTTCCTGCGCCGACGCTCGGCGGCACAATAAGGCTCTTTAGCCCCGCAGTCGGATAATGTGTTTGTTTGTTCGGGTTTCCCTTTAGGGGTTCGGGAAATAAATTCACACAACGTTCGGCGGACCCCAGCACGGACCGGGTTGCGTAAGATCCGCCGATGAGTTCCAGCAACACCAGCGAAGCCCCTTGGGTTGCTTACGACGCCGCGGTCTGACGCTTCCAAATCCCAATAGTCGTGCAGATAAACTCCATAGTATAGCCCGACGCCAGTGTCAGGGAGGTTCCATTCGCTGTAAGCGCCACTGTCGCGTTGGCGACAATCTGATCGACCACATAGGCATTCGCCACGTTCGGTGCGATGCCGGCATAGATTCGGGCGGTCGACGCGCCGTTGTTGTTGATTGCCACCCAGGCCCCCGGAATCGCCGGAGGCAACTGCACTGAATCGTTCGTCGTGGCAACTGTGTCAAGTTCGTTGTTTGCGTATGCCAGCACTGGCGAACCTGCTTGGGCGCCACCCGGAAGCGCGATCACGGAGATATTAGCCCCAAGGGTGTAATTGGTTAGTTTGGTAAGGTCGAGCGCGTCGATGAGTTGCGCGCCAGTTTTGCCAAAGAAGCTGAGGAAGCTAGTCAGGGTGATTGCCACGAGGAAGTTCCTTTCAAGTTAACGTAGGCTACGTAGTGCCGGTTAGGTCGGACCGGACTGGTCCGAGAAGATGTTATACATTCCAGGCCGCGGGTACAAGCCAGGCGGAACGCTCAGCAACGGAATTTGCGTGTTGCTCCGGCGGATCGTTTCGAGCGAGTCGCGGGCTTGCGCTGCCAGGATATCGCCGGGGGTCATGCCGATGCCGTATTTCGGTCGGACTTCCATCGCGATGTTCTTCACAAGCGCCCGGTAGTACTCGAACGGAATGTCCAGCGTCACCGCCAGGGGGTTCCCCGCCAACGAGAACGCCTGCGGAAGTTGCTCCCGAACCGTGATCCCGATGGCGTAGATGCCCGCCTGGGGCCATGGCCAAACGAAGAGATTCCCGTAGGGCCACGCGGCGTCGTAGTACGCGATCAGGGAGAAATTCGTCAGCCCCTTCATCCGAATCATGTTGTAGTCTTCCAGCGCCGGCAGCACCCGAAGCGGATAGTCCACGGGGCCATTCGGCGCGGCGATTAGCTGCCGGAAGAACGCACTCTCGATGCGATTCGGCCTCGTCGCGAAGCCTTCGGGGCCGACGGCAATCTGGGGCGGGGGTCCCGGAAGCCCCGTCGGTCCGACTGTGTACGGAACGGGGTTCCCGGAGCCGTCGATCGATTGCCCCGTCGCTTGCACCGTCAGGGTCTTGAGGTGCCAGATGAGCCATCTCTTGCGTTCCCACTGCTGGAGTAGCCACATCCCACGGGCGGAAGCGTCCAGGAGATCCTCGCTCAGCGGGATCTGACCAATCCCCAACGCTCCGCTGTCGCGAAGCGCCGCAGTGAGAAGGTCGCCCCAGGTAGTTGCTACGGGGTTCTGGGTGCTCACTTGGACAATCCTTCCAGGGCAAAGCCCCTTAGATCAATCCGGCTTTCGCAACCGCCGAACCCGCACGCGAAGTTGGCACGAAGGGCTTCGCGTCGTCGTCCAATGCGGCCTGAACGCGCTTGGCTTCTTCGAGCGCCTCAGTGAGCAGCCGATTTTGTTCCTCCAAGTCCGCGATGCGAGTGCCGGCACTAATAGGTGGAACCGGCATCGGAGCGAGCCCACGCTCCTTTCGCCAGGTTTCGTTGGCCACCTTGATCGCCATCGCCGGGTGCTTATGCCAGCCTTCGGCGAGAGCTTCAGCCAGGGCCACCTCGGTCGTCACGACTTGCGAGATGATTTCCCACTGCTCTCCGAACGTCTCGACGGTGCCATACGTCGTGCGCTCTTTGGTGCCCGGCACCAGTACCCGCTCCTCGCCCCGCGGATGGTACAACATCATCGGGAACTTCACAGGGCCGGCGTAGAGCGATCTGCCGTCGGCGTCGCGAGCCCCAGCATTCGCGGGATTTCGGCTGAAATACCCCGAGGCTTCCATAGCGTCGTAGACGGTGAAGCGATCGCCGTTTTTGAGGGTCATTGGAGTTACTTCCCTTTCGGTTTCGGGGGCAAAGGCTTCGCTCCCTTCTTTAGGTCGGCAGACTTTACCATCTTCCGGATGAGGGCCTTGTCTTCGCGCTCATCGGGGTGGGGGGAGGGTTTCTTCATCTTGGTTCTCCTGAGAAGTGGGGGCCTTACACCCCCTTGCCGGCTGGCACCCAAAGGAACTAATGCAGGTTCCCTTCGCCCCGATAAGCTCTTTGTGGCTTACACCACATCTGCCACCGCAACAGCCCATTCTGGGCGTATCCACAAGTACCCGTAAAGGACGTCCAACCTCGTCGGCATCTGGTCCGTGTTGATAATATACTGCGTCAACATCCTCACCGAGATGCCATCGAACTCGGCCCGCGAAGCTTCGTGGACGCCCCTCGGGATCTCCAGGTCCGCCACCGCCAAGGTGACCGCCTCCGGCGCAAACGCGAAGTTCTTGCGATACGACGTGCTCGCGGCGAGGCCGTTGGAGGGGTTGACCGCCGCAGCAGCCGCCGGCGAAGCCGTGACAGTCTGAAACTGCACCGCGTTGCCTGCTACAGCAGGGATGATCGCTGGGAAGAGCGGAATCACCACCGCATTGATCGCTACGTTCGCCGTGGCGACAAACTGGCAGAGTTCGCCAGTGCTTTGCTTGGTGATCTTGTTCACCTTATACACCCCGGCGACAGTGAAAATATCACCAATATTGATCGATCCTGCAAGGGCGTTGACGGTGAGATTGAGTCCGGTTTGGCCTGCGCCGTTCACTGTCGCCGAGCCCTGTGCTAACGTGCCCGTCGTATGGATGATGGCGGTCTGATCCCGCATCCAGATAAACCCCAGCGCGTCATACATCCGCCCAGTGATATACTGGCCGCTCAGTTCGGTTTGGGGATTCAGTAGGCCGCTAAGCGAAGCAACCACCCGGGCTTCTGTTCGCGGCCCGTTGACAATCTTCCAGTTCGCTGTCGGCGCCGAGTTAATCGAGAGCGACGCACCGGCATTGAGGTACGTCGCGGCGTTGGGCGTCAGGATGTTGTTGTTGGCATCCTGGTTCGCCACGAAGTTGGAAATGCCACCTTCGCTGCCGGACATAATGTCCACCGCAACGGAGCCAACGAGGTTATTCACTGCGGGCGCAAGCACCCGTCGGGAGTAGTCGTCGAGGTTCATCGTTCGGTCGACCGTGGTGAAGCTCACCCCGACGTTCTTCTGGGTCGAGATGACCAGCGTCGTGCTCTGCTCCACGGTATCCTGTACGCTCAGCGCCGGACCCGTCGCCACAGTGTAGTCATTTGGGAGCCTGATGCGAAGCGCAGTGCCGATCTTCGCGCCACCAAGGGCGAAGCTGTCGTCATACTGCATGTCGACGTTCTGGACGAACGCATTGGAGTTCTTCCAGAGCCGGACTGCTTCGCGGGTGATCATATTGATGGTAAGTAGGGAGTTGGCCACGGCCAAAGTCCTTTCGGGATTGGAGCAGAAGCGCTCCGGCAGGGTGGCGAACCCCGATGCGGCCAACGCAGCGCTTCACGAAGCGCAGGATCGAGAGAGTTTAAGGGCCTCCCCGTGCCCGCAGAGTCAGACGGGACTCAGGACCGAAAGGCAAAGTTCTGGCGGAGCGCATCAGGAATCCGATCGGCCATCTGTTGTTCCAACGGCTGACGAATTCGTAATCTCGTTCCGATTTTCACATCGTCGGGGCCAAATACTCTCCCGTATTCTCCTTCGATGTTTTCCATGTACAGATTGGAGTTCTTCCACAACCGAATCGCTTCGCGGGTGATCTGTCGAACAGTGAGTAGGGTGTTTTCAGTGACAGGATAGACCTCATCAACAAACAACCCATCCAGAACTTCTTTGGGCGGTAACACCTTCACCGGCATCAACGAACTCGCCCGCACGATCGCCGGGGCCGCTACAAGGGCCAACAACCCACCGAGGAATCCCCGGCGCGACGAAAGAATGAATTCAGTTTCACTCATGGGATGACTCTTCGTCCCGCACGTTTGTTGACCTCGTTGACGTGCTGCGAACGACGTTCCATCCAAACCCGCATGTCGATGGAGTCGGAGCGTTCAGGATCCTCCGCCTCGATCGCTACATGGGTTCGCCCGACCCCAGTGATCGGCGTCACCGGCTTCGGAACCTTCGAGACGCCTTCGACATCACGGAAAGCGAGCTTCCCAAGCTCCACCCCCATCTTCGTCGGGGTGAGCCCCATGATACGAGCAGCTTCGTTTGGGTCCTCACCCAACGCCGCGATCAGCTTCGGCGCAGCCCCAGTGTCCAGGATCGCCTGCAACATGCCGAGGTACTTGGATTCCTCCTCGGGGTTCGTGTGGTCCCGGACGCCCCGAATCGCTTCCACGGCCTTATCGAACTTCTCGGGGCCGAATTCCTTTTGGCCCTCCGCGATGGCACCGTTTAGCGCCCCAGTGAACGTATTCCACGCCGCGATCTCGGTAGCCTTCTCACCGGCTAGTTTCGCGGCCTTCTCGTTAATCTCCGCCTGGACTGCCACCGCATCCGCAGACTGACCGGACTTCAGCTTCGCTACTTCGCGCTCCAGCGCGGACTTCTCCGCGGTTAGTTTGTCAATGCGTTCTTGCTTGCGCTCTGCGGCGTAGTCGCGCTTCGCAGGTGCAGCAGCAACTTTCGCCGCCGCCGCAGCTTTTGCGGCGGCTTCGGTCGCGGCGGCCTCGGCCGACGTTGGTTCGTCCGGCTGCGACGTAGCGGTCGTTACGGGCTCCGGAAGCGCGGCGAGGGTAGCGGCCTTGGGGGTCTCGTCGGCCCCGTCGCCCCCGCCCTGCAAGGGCGTCTGCGCCAGGGGATTCGGTGTAATACCCATGTGTCAGACCTTGGTTTGAGGTGGCGCTAGCGGCCGTCCCCGCCCGCGCAAAAGGGTCCCGTCAAGTAAGAGTGCCTCATACAGAGCATCCTTTGTCGCCGCGTCAAGGGGGGCTTGCAGGCGCGCAGCCATCATGGCCCGCGCAGCCGGGACAAACCGGAACGTGAAAGCCCGCAGGAACGCAAGTTCGAGGTGACGCCGGGAAAATCCAGGATGGCTCGCGCGCCAGGCCGCGAAGATTTCGTTCTCCCCCATCAGGGCCTCATACGCCGACAGGCAGAGTTCCTTCGCTTGGGCGTAGACCGCTTCGTGCGCGTGGAGCTTCCGCAGCCCGCCACCCTTTGAAATAAGTCCGGCCATCACGAAACCCCCTGATTCACATCGACCTTCGCGGTGGACACTTTCGGCACCAACTTCCACGGATCATACTCCACGGGCGTAATCGCGTGCTGCGGAAACATCCCTTGGAGAAGCTTCAGTTTCATCTCATCGCGGAAGGTCTCGCCGGGCTGCGGCGGGGCGGTCGGGGCGGCCGGAGCAGGCGAAGCTTCCGCCACCGGTGTCGCTCCTTGAGGCGCTGCGCGCCCGCCGTTAATCGCTCCATAGACCTCCGAAGCCGTTCGCGGGGTTCCATCAGGCTTGAAGAACACTCCTCGGTTCGCCGCCACTTGGTCCGGCTGCGCCAGCGCGATGCCTGCCACGTTAGGATTCGCCTGCATCGCCTTTAGGAACCTCGGACCCCCCGACTCCCCGAGGAACCAATTCATATGGATGTTCTGTGGCGTCGGAGCGATGCCTGCTTCGGTGAGCACTTTCGCCTGATCGAGCGCATGGGCGTGGATGTATGCCTGCTGCGCCGGAACCGCGACCTTCGGGTCGCCCGAATAGAAGTCACCAAGGGGCGGAAGTTCCGGATGCCTCGCGGCGACGGTCTTCGCTGTGTCGGGCGTGAACTGGCCGAGCCCATACGCGCTCGACGTGGGGTTAGTCGCATCAAACTTCCCGCCAGACTCGCGTCCGACGAGGA